GGTCTTTGTATCAGGTTTGTTGCGGTAAATGTCGGTACTGTCCATGTGTAGCCTGCTCCTGCTGATAGGGTGGCGGCGAAGCGACCTATGTTGACAACTACATAAGTAGCAAGATTAGCCCCCAAACTAGCACTCGCAAACAAGCCCTTTTCTGCTGTACCGCTTGCTGTAAAATCCCCACCTAAGGTGGCGTACGGAATACGAGATACGAGAATATGTGTTGCCGAGGTATCGGTATCGTAATAGGCATAGACAAATAAGTCCGCCTCTTTTGTTGCCAATTCAGAAGAACCAAGATTAAGATTATTAGCCCCCGCGTTACAGGTAGCCGACCTTGCGGCAGTAATACTCCTCAAAGTCCCGCCAATCATCACATACACGGGACTTGCCGCACTTGGGTCTGCACCAGAGTTAGTTTTTAGGGCGACTGTTAGGTTGTTGCTGGCAACGGTTACGGATAGCTTGCCGTTTATCATTTGTCCCTCGGCTAGCGGGATTTGCGGAATAAATAGCCCTGTACCCTTGCCTGACGCTAAAAGGTTGATATTTGTATCTCCACCTGTTGCGGTTATGGACGGACTGCCGTTGGCGGCGGCATTGGTTACGGTTATTTCGTTTACTGCCGATGCTGTGGCTGGGGTTTTGATGACTTCATTGCCTGCTGAATCGTTTATTGAAGTTGTGATCTTAGGTGTGGTGAGTGCGATGCTTGCCTTATGCACGCCAGTGTCCTCATGGGCTACTTGGTAAGCATCTACTAAATCGTTCCACTGCCCAACCGTAAACACAGCCTCTACCAAAGCACCGGAAGAATGCGATCTCGCTGTTGAGTTCTCCCCACCTCTAGTACAGCCTGTTAGATCATTACCCGATATACCCGTATAAGGCACGACTTCCCGTGAGTTGGGTGTGGCGTTGCCGTTTCCATCCTCTCTATTTATTACTACAACCCCCGGCTCCTGCAACCCCGTTGTGGAGGAAAGTGTAATAGTGTCTGCGCTGTCGTTGATAGAACCGTTTAGCGTAGTTGACCAGTAGTTGCTGGTAGGAGCTTGATATGTAACTGTTGCCATTTTGTTTCCTTTCTGAACAAAAAAAGGACATTACAACCCACGAATAATCGCGAGCTATAATGTCCTTTTTCGGTTCTACCGATAACTAGACTTTTTAGTTACCTAAAGTTTACCACTTTTCTTCAATTCTAACAATTGCCGCCACACCTCGTCTGTTATGATCTTTTTTGCTCGTAGATCGGCGATGTAGGCGTTCTTTTCTTCTTTAGTTCCCAACTTTCGTGCTTCCGACGCAATATATCTAGCACGCGCCCCATCTTGCACGGTGAGGGAGGCAACCTTTTTCTCTGTGTAGCTTCTGCCAAGTTTTCTCTCGTCTACCAACTCTTTAAGTTTTTTGTATAGTAGTGGGTCGTTGGCTTTAATCTCCGCTACCTTAGCGTTAGCCTGCTTGCCATCCATTTTTTGTAACTCCTCATCTAGTTTCTTAGCGTCTCTTTTTCTGATGTATGACTCGGTCTTGGACTCCGAGCTTATCTGGTTAATTCGAGAAATGGATTGTTGCTCTACATTTCCCCCCGTCGGACCATAAAACCTACCAGCGACATCACTAACCACCCTAGATGGGGAAACTATCTGCTGTCCTACACCCGCACCAACACCCCTAACAAGTGCGTCAATTCTTTTAGGTGATAGATTTAGAAGTTGCCCGACGGTTTTAGCTACTAAAGATGTCCTATCGTCGTACTGTTCGCTAGGCTTCACACCCTCCATGCTTTGAGGTACTATCTTTGACCCCGTGAACAGGTTGGTGTTTGTAGCCTGCTCAACAGCAGGCTTTATCGTTTGCGGGGTAAGATTGCCGACAAACTGTCTGGCGTTTTCTCCGCTTGTTGGCGCGCCGATTGGTGAGGTATCGGCCACAACATTACCAAGTACCTCTGCCGACATTTGAGCAAACCCGCGCGGATCATTGCCATCAAAATAGACCAGAAAGTTTTCCAGTATGTTTGAAAGTGGCTTTAGTTGGTTTCCTTTAGGGATTGTAATTGCCTTCAGTGGTTCATTGTTTTCCACCTCTTCCGGCGTTCTATCACCCACCATAATTACCCAGTTATTGTCCTTTTCATGTTGTGCCAAGTCCCTAAAGTCCTTGAAGTTCCTATTGTGTGCATAAAGCGCAGCTACCGGCATACCAATAAGGGTCGTGGCGGCAATACTAGCCCTTTTGGGGTTATCTTTGATTAAAGACAGCATCCTAGCTGTACCCTGTGTTCCGGCGTTAAGGAACGGGACAAACTGGTTGGCTAGTTTCATGACTGTACCCGACCGACCAAAATCTACCGTGATATTTCTTGATTTAAACGCTGCTTCTGCCGCCGACTCACCTGTTCGCAAACCCTTTTCAAACCTAGCAAGCCTTGTGGATTCCTCTGCTGTTCTACCAATAAACTCTATTAAATCTTTTGGCGCGCTTAATACTTTGGCAAACTTAGCCTCCTTACCCGCAAGTCTTTTTACTGTTATTTGTGGCGAACCTAAAACCTCTGATTTAATAAACGACGACTGCGCGCCGCCCGACATCAACCACTTGTTGTACAGGTCGTCCCGCTTCATGGCGGACGCGAACGCTCTGGGGTAGGATTGTAAAAACTTACCGGCGTTTCTTAATCCGCCCTCTGATATTTCAGAAAACAACGCGTCAGAAAAGTCCCTTACTAAGTTAGCTGGGATAAAGGCAATGTTTAATCCTGTTGCGCCAAGCCTTAGTATCTTGGCGGGTAGAGTTAAAGCCCTAGTAAGAAAGTTCATCTGCTGTTTGTCTAGGTTTTTGACAGCAGTTTCAATCTCCTGCGGTACAAAAAAGGATTTATTCTCCCCGTTTACAAATGCACTGATTTTTCCGTAACCCTCCGGTGCCTTACCCGTAGCGTCAAGTATCAGGTCGTTGTAGCCAGCGACCTTTTTAAGATTTATCAAAGAATTAACCGCATCATTCTTCTCCGTCAGGGCTATCACCTTACCTGCTTTTCTGACAAAAGCATCTATCGTATTTCCGACTTCCCGCTCACTGCCCTTAAAAGTCTTAATAACATCCTGTGAGGCGGTGTTGTAGCTTCCACTACCGTAGCCCTTTTCTAGGTTGTCCGCCATGTAGTTAACTATCTCAAAAGGCGAGTAAAACTGGTTCTTGGATTTAATAGCAGAGAACGACTCGTCCCCAATAACCCCCGACTGGTGGAGTTTATCGAGTAATGTGTTTCCAAAGCTTCTGATCTGTTGTGAGCTTTGCCTAAGAGTGGCTAGTCCCCCATCCCCATACTTTTGCCCCAACTGCTGAAAGCCTTTTTGTATCTCATCAGTGGATAATTGTGTCTTAAAACCCTGCCCAGCCTTTTCCTGCATCTTCTCCAGCTTCAACAAAGCATCTAAGTCATCCAGCCTGTTAGCCTCCTTTTTCAATATCGGCCCAAGCTGGGTTTTTAGGGTAGCCTCTATCTTCCCATCAACACCTGCTAACAACCTGAACCTCTTGTATGGGTTTTGCTCGGTAGTTAGTTCTTTTACTGCTGGCTTGGTGAAGTCCTCAATAGCAGAGAACCTATCCATAATCTGGCTTCTGAAGGCTTTCTTGGCTTCCGCCAGTTTCCCTGTAACGGCTTTGGGCGTTTCCGCCCCAACTGCCCGTCCTTTTTCAGAGCTGGATTTTAGTTTATCTAGCACATCAAATTGGGGCTTCTGTACTTGCGGGGTTCTATTTCCCACAATACCCATTGCATATTCAGGCGGTAGTTGCTGTGGTACGCCGGCTGTCTGGGGCATCCTCCCCGCTGGAGTAGCGTTAGCTTTATTCCAGATGTCGGTGAGTTGGGATTTGGTTTTTGTAGAGTGTCCCCAATAACCAAATTCGGTTATATCGTCGCCAGCAAATTCAACCTCGTTTGCTTTCACCTTAAAACTCCGAACAGGAACATTCTCGCTAAGCGACTCGAGCTTTGCCTTTTCTCTCGATAGAGTAACCCAGTCCCCGGTTCTTAGCTCGTTTTTGGGAGACGCTCTGTAAATAGTAATCTCTGCATTTGGTTTATTTCTTACCCGCATAAGTGCCGAAACACTCTCGTCGTACTCCCTCCCCCCAAAGTGGTACCATTCGGGGTGTTGGTAAAAGTCGGGTATTCCCATTTCGGAAACTTCTTGGGATATATTTGAGGCGGTAGCCCCAGTTTTTGTTGGTCTGTGACCCATCGCTCCCTCAAGTTTTTCTACTTGAATAGGTTGTTTTCTCACAAACTCCTCCGCACTCTTATACTTGCGGGCTTCTTGGATAAGTGGGTCAGCCTTACCCGCTTGTTTGGCTCCGGCAATACCCAACCCATACTTTTCCGCGTAAGAGTAGTCAGCATCTACCTGTCTGGCTTTGGATATTAAAGTCCTGCCAAGTTCCTTAAAATACGCCCTGTCCGTTTTACCTCTCATCTTTTTCACTGCCCTATCGATTTCACCTTTGGACAGGTAGCCGTTTGCCAGTCGTTCTATGGACTTAATCGCCCTTGATAGCGCTTCTGGACTTTTCTGCTTCGTATCCTGCAACACATCCATAGCTGTATCCAGCACGCCAACATCCTCTGGGTGTATGCTTCCAACCTTAGATTGTATCTTGTAATCCCGTAAAGATTTACCGACCACCTTGCCCGCCCCCGGAATAGCCGAGAGTCCGATTCCTAAAGCTAGCGCGCCACCATAACTTTGTGTTGGGCGCTTACCGCTTAATAAATCCGCAGCGGTGTAGGGTGCAAGCTGGGCAATCGTGTGAGGTATACTTTCAACACCCTTTCCGATAGCTGGAGCAAACTTACCTAGCTTTGTTGACTTAGCCACTGCTGGTGCAAGTTTGGCGACCTGTGGTATAGCCCCCACACCTTTAGCAATACCGCCACCCATAAGGAACTGTGGTACTAACTCCGACACTAAACCCACACCTTTCTCCACGGTAGTTGTAGGCTGACGCATGGGTTGAGCGTAGATTTTGGATGTTGGATTTATCAGACCAAAGGATGCACCTTTAGCCACACCACCAGCCGTAACCTCACTCAAATTGCGCCATGTTTTTAAGGCATTAGAAATGCCTGTATTTACACCGCTTGGCAAAGGAGAATACACCGGCTGCAAAGGTTGAGTTAGCTTTTTTCTAACCTCCACCTTTGCACCAGACAATAAATCCTCTGCTTTTTTTCGTGCATTAGTCAATATCCCCATGCGTTAGCTCCTTATTCCTCATACAACTTATCATCGTTTGCTTGTATGGTTGACAGGTACCTCTTCCAATCTACATCTCTGGAATCCTTACCCACCTGACCCAATATATCCGCGATTGTAGTGCCACCAAGTTTATTTCCTGTTACTGACGCAACTCCGCTGGCTATGTTGGTAGCCTGTGGAAGCGTAACCTGAAACTGCTTCACGCTGTCCGCAGCCGTCGCCTTCAAGGTATCCTCTCTAGCCATCATCCACTGATCTATCGCTTGCTGTGCCTGCTGTGCGGCCGACCTGATGTTAGCAACATTTTGCTGGAAGTTAGCCAAGGCCGTCATGTTCTGACTTGCCTTCCAGTTCTGTGCTTGATTCCTGTTGGCGTTGATCGTTGCAACTTGATCTCTAACATCTTTTCTAGCCTGCTCAATTGCAAGGTTCATGTTTTTCTGCAAGTCAGTTTTCTTCTGATTGTAGAAATTCTTTACCCTACCAAGCTCTGACTTAATTCCAGATATAGTCGTCGCTAAGGCTGTTCTAGCGTCACCCATAGTCTGTGCTGTTGACCTACCCAGCAACTCTCCATAGGCTTCTGCCGCCGACCCACCGAACCTCGAAGCACCGCTTTGCAACTCGTTGTAGGTTCTTCTGGCTTGATTTAACACCCCACCTGTTGCCTGTTCTGCTGACGCCTGCTGTCCTGCAAGGTTGGCTTCTGCTGACGACTGGTCGTAGCCTAGTTGTGCGCTTGTATCGCCATAACTACCTGTAATTTGCTGTTCCGTTAAAGGTAGCTGTGCGTTTAACGCGCCTTCCTGCGTATTTAATTGACCCGTGATGTCGTTGTACTCCGAGTCAATCTGTGCCTGAAAAGCCTGCCTCTGTGCTTCTGCGGCTTTTTCCTGATCCTGTCTGGCTTTGTCGACACCTCTTTTCTGCTTGTCGCTGGAGCCTCCCCCGCTGTCAGTCTTTTTCTTATCAGTTGGGGCAGGTGTAACCGGAGGCGGGGTTTGCTGGATTGGTCCTTGCAAAGCACCACTTGTTGCCGCCCCCAGAACATCAGCGTCCTTGTCACTCATCAACAACTTTGGAGTGCTTTCATAAGCCTTCTTTGTCGGGTAATAAGCTCCCGCCGTGTAAGTTGAACCGCCCTTGCCCTTTAGAATCCCGAAGTCGGGCAAATTTACTCCAAATACATTCCAATTTCCTGCTACTGGCATATCTATTCACCTCCTTGGTTAATTTTTAACCTAAATTTGTTAATAAATTTATACACACTAGCTCCTCCAGCTACTTGGGGTAGAACCCCTGCTTTGAGGCTTGGCGTTCATCCTTACGCCTAAAAGCTCGTAATTGTCATTTGACCCCGTGGTTCTAATATCTAGCTGGATACTTCTTGCGGTCTTGTTAAGCAATACCCATTTAACCAAATCGTTAATGTTGGACTTAGTGCCATGTTCTTCTGAATCGCCCCACTGCGTATCGCCCCATAAAGATGCACCCCAGCCAGAGTTGGAGCTAGTAGTTGATACACTAAAACTCTTTACCGCAGAAGTAGCCCCGTTTCTATCCTCAATCTGTATCTGCACATCCACAGAACCCTGTACATTTCTAAAATTCACGAACAAGTCTTTAATAGTTTTGAAAACCGACCAATCACCAAAATTTTCCTTTCTGGTTCTTAGAATCGTGTTAAAAGCTGTACCTTTGTCGTTGGTGTAACCAGTAGCAAACTCTGACACATAGGCATCGCCACTATCACCAGCCAGCCACTTCTGATTACCATTGGAATCGTAATATACATGCCAAGTACGAATACCGAAGGTTGTGATCCACGGACCAGTCCACGCAAGTCTTTCCCTATCGTAAATTATGGTCTTTTTAACCGATGGAAACGACAACAAATACCGTTTATCTATGTATTCTGCACTGGCGTTTTGCAAATCGGAGTAGCTTAAATTATCAAAAAACGGTCTAACCCGTGCGCTCACCTCGTTAGTTCTTAAAACATTTAGGATGTTGGGTTCGTAGCCTAGTACATAAACACCCTTTCTAGTAAGGAAAAAAACATCGTTTTCCACGGGGACTATCGTCTTATTGGATACCGCACCATGCGAGTTTGTTATACATTGGACTGTTGGGTTCGCTATCGTCCAATTTCCGATTGTGGTCGTACCGATAGTCAGCTCCCAGATAGATTTTTCCTTAAAAACAATAACTTTGTTCTGGTATTCGGTAAGACCTGTAATATCATCCCCAGAGTCGATGTCGATATCAACATAGCCTCCGCCCTGCGACCAGTGAAACCTTTCCGAGTTTTGAAGTTTTCCTGAAAACATCACCCTAGACTTTTTGGTGCTGATGTTTCCAAGAATTAGCCTGTTATCCTGTTTAATAATATACTTTGAGATTGGTCCTCCTGTGGAATCGGCTGTGGCTGGCTCTGACAATATCGCAGGCTCGTTAGTACCATCATCATCCCAAGCTAAAGATGTGCTGTTAATCCTAGAAAGGAAAGTTTCATTTCCGGCGTCTCTGCCGTAGATAACATAACCTTTAACCCCGCTTGATGGGCTCGATGTCGTCCAGCTTACCCTCACCGTAGTGGTTGTAAGGTCTTGTGGTAACTCATCTAATGTTACTGCTGTTGATGCAAGTGTTTCCCCAACATCGTTTTCTGCTGATACCCGCCATGAATAAGTGAAAGTTCCCGAAGCCCCTGATAGATTTGTGGCTTTAAGTCCAGAAGGAACACTCAGGGTAGCAAAAGAGCTAATTGTTGTGCCATCATATTTCTTAAAGGTATCAACCCCGTTAGTGATGTAGATTTTATCGTTAAGCTGAACCATGCACGCGTCGTAACCCGATGCCCACGAAGCGCCGGTGAGTATTGAATAACTAGCGCCAGACTTCTTGGTTAGCAGTCCACTATCGGTGAGTGCTAATAGTTCATTCGTCCCATCAGTCTTATAGTAGCCTTTAACGCCCCGCACACTGCCTGACGGACCAGCTAAGTGGTAGTTCGCACTTCCCCACCTTCTAGTAGGCACGCCCGAACCCACCAGCATGATGTTGTCGGCTTGTGCCAATTCATCTTTGCGAAGTTCTGTTTCGCGCAACAGGGAATTTAGACCCCTTCTAAAGGTGTCCCAATCAACCTCTACATCTCTTGACGGTCTATACACCGGTGCTTTAGCGGTAGGTAGTGGCATCAATCCCTCCCAATGCGAAACCCATACTTACTCTCCTCGGTAGTCTGAATCCTATCGTCGTAGGAATGACCCTTAGTGACTTCGAATTCAAGCATTCTTTGAAGTATCTTCTCTGCTTCCGCCTTAGCTTGTGGGAATCTGCCGTCATCTCTAGCTTCCCAAAGATAAGCAACAGACCTTTGCACCAAGTAGCTTGGATCAGGACACATGCTCACATCCGCAGGACTAGCTAGCGTTCCGGCATTTGCCCAATAGGAATAGCTAATAGACGCACCAGAACCATGACTTGCGGGGTTGACCACCATCGTGTAAGCACCGGGGTAGCCCAAGATGTAGAAATACTTATCGGAATCCCCATACTGTGTCCGCTTTTGCGGGTCAATTTGTGGGTACTCGCAGGTGTCTATCCCGTCGGCTATATTCAGATAACCATCAAGCCTCCTAAAGTCAGACGGCAAGCTAACACTAGCAAGCCCTGTTGACTGACTGGTCAGGGTGTTCACTTCCTTGTATAGGGAAGGCCATGCGTACGCCTCCTGCCACTCCTGTTGCGACATGTTTAGGTACTTGAGATATAGATTCCAATCGTCGCCCGCATCAGTGGGTGCGTCGGGATCTTGAGCTACAACCGCATTTATTCTTTTTTCTAATTCAGTTACATTTACAGACATTTTTACCTTTCAAATTTGGGGCAGAGATATCTCACTGCCCCAAACTGTTAAGCTACTGCTCGATACACGGGAATCCACCCGTAAGCATCGCCGACTTTTACTCTGACTGCATAGTCCAGAGTCGCACATGCTGAAGCTGTGGAAACCACACCACCCACTGCTGAAGAAACTGACCCAAAGTCAAATATGGGTCCTGAAGCCGTAGAGAGACGGCTAAGTTTCAACAAAGCAACTGTTGCTGAACCGCAAACACTATGATCTAAAACTAACGGAATAGACTCCGTTACACCGCTCCTAAGATGCGCAGCTACGCCCGCCCCACTAACTACATAAACCGAAGTAGTGGGACAAGATACTGCCGAGAGTAATACACCGGTACCTCCCGCATTTTGTAGCCTCAACGCATTCCCGCTAGATACATTCTCTAGTGTAAGTGTGGGGCTACTATCGTCCCCGATTATGTTTCTACCTTCTTCTGCCGTTAAGTTAATTACATCTGCCATTTTTAGTCACCTCCTGTTATCGTAAATTTATGAATACTTACCAACTTGTTCCAAATTTGCATCTGCCGCTAACCAAGCAATTCCAATGTAACTTGGTACTGTCTTGATTTCGTTACCGTTTATGCGGTATTCGTAACCATCCTGCCCAACAAAAGTGCTACTGTAAGCACCTGTAGTTCCTGTCAATTTACCAATCGTATCCTTAGTGCCTTTCAGCACCTGAATCTGCATAGTTGTTAGACCCGCCACAAGTTCTCCTTTCTACGGCAACAAAAAAGCCCGATACCTAAACTCCGCGTGGAAGTTCAAATATCGGGCTAGAAGTTATACTTCTTATGCCGTCTTAAAATATATTATACACGCACTTACGAATAAGACAAGCTGGCTCTGTTATCCCAAACATTTGTAAATGTTGCTACACCGTTGGCGTAATTTATAGACGCCCCCGTTGCGGTGTTAATAGACTTTATCATCCAGCCCGCCGCCGTGTTAGCCGTCCCCACCAAAGCCTTACCAATATAGACGGTATTGGCTGTACTAGTTGTATCGACCTCGGTAGCGTAGATATCCCCACTTACCACCCTCTTAGCCGCCGCACCGCTTGTAGACCCACCCACATGCGTGTGTTCCTCTTGATCCATTAGGGGTTGGGTATTACCCTTGTGTTGTAGACCCATGTTTTATCAACTCCTTTTCTTTTTTGACCCGCTTTAGGTCGGAAAATAGCCTTGACTGCTCCTCTGAAAGTCTGACATAAGCATACAACTTTTTTAGTGCGGTTTCACCTATCTCCTGAAACCCCATAGACTTTTTGAGTTCCTGTACCTGATACAGCATATCAACAATATCCTTGCTCTTTGTCTTGTACTGCGCCCATTCCAGCAGGTATTTAAGTTTTTCTTTGTTATCCACAATCTTGTCGTTTTCCAAACCGATCTGGGTAGCAAGTCTGTTGACATCAGGAATATAGCGGATATCCTCTTCCCCGCCAACAGTTACAGGGCGTAACTCCGCCCGTTTTGCTTCGTTTTCTATTCCCTGTTGTTCTTCGGCTATCATTTTAGATACTCCAGTATCGGCCATTTGCCCTCCAGTTTTAATTGATCTCTCCTATCAGTATATGATTTTCCCAGTAGATTTTTCCTATCCCAATCGGGAACTCTACCATGAACCAATGAGTATGATCTTATATCCTGATTAAGTTTAAAATCGTATCCTCCAAAGTCATTTATCCTATTGTTCACCGAGTAACCGTCCATACCAAAACCTAAAAAGTCTAAAGCCTCGTCAAAGCCACCCACATCGTACAACGCCTGCTTCGGCGCAGAGCAGAGATTCCACTCAATATCGTTGAAATAGCACGGGTAGTATGTCCCCTGATCTGCTCTCTCTCTTGGATCTTTCCAAACCACACCCTTTCTTTCAGGATAAACTTGTTCATATTTGTTGCCCACAGCAGAAACTAAAACTTTTGGTTCTAGTTCAAACAGCGTCCAGAACTTCTCCAAGCAATCGGGATCGGCAAAGGTAAAATCCTGCCAAGAAACGATAAGATCGCCCTCCGCCTCTTTTATCAACTTATTGTAGATGCGGTTTAGCGTCCAAACCCCAAATTCAAAGTCGTCCTCAACCCACTTACCTAAATCGGTTTCAAACGGACTACCAATCAGCCACTCAAAATCCCTAAAAGTCTGTCTGTCCAGCGCTTTTTTTACAATATCCAGACCCTCTTCCCGTATAGTTGGCGTCAGCACACTTATCTTTGCCATGCAACACCCCACTTTCTTTCAAAGTATTCCTTGTTTGTTCTAGCTTTCTCGTTGAAATCCGCTACATGAGTTAGGGTTGCCCCGCCCTCTGGGTGGCTGATCTTCACCTTATCCACCATGCAGTGCTTTATACCACTGTTTTTTAGCATCATCCAATAGTCCTCATCCTCAAAATAGATGCCGTTGCTATACCCCTCGTCCAACATGCCGTACTGCTCGTAGATGTTTCTCGGTACACACCACATGACGCCTGAAAAGTCCTGTTTTACACCATTCACCATTGGTGAGGTTACCGTGTTTGGTATGCAAAGATCGGCTAGAGTTCCCTCTAATATGTAGGCGTCATCGCTTGCCATAACTATGTAGTCGCCCTTAGCAAGCTTAAACCCAATGTTTACTGCCTTACTAAAGCCTATTTGATTCCACACTAGGATTAACTCATCATGTCCGTTAAAAGAACCCACAGCCCGCTCAAGCATGGCGCGTTTCTCCGGTCTGTTTTCAGCGTACGGGACGACGACCGACAGCTTACTCATACCCTAAAACCCTCCTTGCTCTGGACAAATCAACTCCCGTTTTTTCTGGGTCACAAATCGGGCAGTAATCAAAGCCCTTTACTTTGTCCGTGGTTAGGGCGAGTTTAAACGCTTTGGCTAGATTGTCCCAAGATACACCCCACGGTGAGGGGTGGTCGATGCCACCAAACCTAATCGCCACAGCCGTGATGCCGTATTCCACAGCTTTGTCTGCAAAATACTTTTCGGTTTTAAGTTTAAACTTTGCATAGATATTATTGTCGGCTGGTAACTTCGAGTCATCCCCTATCGGGAAGGTGCATTGTTTTACATCGGGAAACTGTAAAGAAGGAAAGCCGTACACCTCAACAGACGATGCAAAAGCAAATCTTTTTATACCCGCCTTATGGGCTGTGTCAAAGACTAGTTTAGACCCTTCATAGTTTATATGTTTAAAGTCGTCCTCGGTGTAGCCCTCAAACAGACATTCGGGACCTCTAAGACCAGCCAAATGTATCACTCCATCCATCCCCCGCATATCGTTTAACAGCAATTCCTTGTTGAATATATCCCTGCTGTTGGATAGATCGTAGGGCGTACACACAACCCCTAAATTAGCAAGCCTTGGAGCTAGGCTTCTCCCAATATACCCAGATGCTCCAGTCATAAGTACATTCATATTTTCTCCTTAATTGGTGTCAGTGTGCATTGAATCTGCGAGCCGTCGAAGGCTGTATTCATATGCTCACACTTCCATGGTTTAATTTGATACATCTTAAACAAACCATTTGCGGGATAATTGCAAAAATATCCCCAAATAGTTTCCTCAACAAAAAATCTTTTATGGTCGGGGTCTTTAACCGAATCGTTGTGCGGAAACTTCGGCACCTCTATGTACATGGTACCGCCACCTCTAAGCACTCTGTGGCACTCGTTCATGAGTGGTATTAGATTCCTAATATGCTCAAGTACATGCGTCGCTTTTATGTGTTCAAACTGGTTGTCGTGATAGGGAAGTTCCCCCTGCTCCATGTCAACAACTTTGACATCGGAGTTGACTGCAAACAGGTCTATATTTTCCCACTCTGGTACGGGCTGGACATCAGGACCACAACCGATGTTTAGCTTTGTAGCTTCAGTATTGTATCTCTCCATGCGGTTCTCCTTTCTTCATATAACTTAAAATAATCATCTTGTCCATAGTTTTCATTAAGTTCTAATCCTTTAGCCTCTTTTTGTAGATTCTTCCAAACATTAGACGCCCGTTCATGGTTAACTGCCGAGTATCCCGTAACTACCGCCCAATTGTTCTCATCAATAACCTTCTTGCTTTCTATCCCGCACCAAATGTCCGCAAACCTATCCAAACCAATCTTCTTACCCATCGGGGCGTAATACATATACGGAAGCATTTTGCGTTTAAAGGCTATATTCATCCCGCAGAGGGGGTAGAAAACACCTTTAGGAATACCGCCCCTATAAAAAGAAAGCGGTCTATTTCCGAGCACAAGCTGTGTCGGCGCGTCCCAATCAGCTACACCATGCCACACCCCATGGGACAACACCACCTCCGCTTCTTCCCGCACATTATATGGGATACCTCGCACATACAGGCTGGCAGTAGACATCCAGTGTAGAGGTACACGCATATTCAGGGCGCTGATGTGGTCAGCTATGGTGTCGCGGTAAGGAGTTGTGTCGTCGTCCAGCGTTACGATGTACTCGACCTCGGGTAGGTTTTGGGCGATGTATAAAAACCCTAGATTCCTGACCCCATCGTTATAGTTGTAGACTAAATCGCTTTCTAACTCTCTCACCTCGCCGTTGTGTTGAATAAATGGCTTATCCCCGTCGTAAACATAGATTCTCTCCACATTGTATTTATTAAAAAGGCTACCCCACGCTTCCCCAAACCTCTGCAAGCACTCTATTCTTATTGTAGGCACAACAACAGCTATTTTGCTCATGATGGTTTTATACAATTAGCCAAAAGGCCAGTGTCCTCCCGAAGCCCAGTAATTTGAAAGCCTCCTTTGGTTTTCCTGTCAACCAGCCCTTCATAACACGCCCTCTATCCCTTCCTTTAACTTTTGATAGTAGTATTTGTAATCCCAAATAGGTGAGGTTAGAAGCTCTTTTAGTTTGGGGTTATCATCCTCCACTTCCACAGCAGTCCCGCACGCCCGCGCCTCCAGCACACTTCGCTCACCACCGCCAACCACATCACACGGGATATAAGCCACCTCACTCATGTTGTAAAGTTTAGCAACTTCCTCGGGTGGCAACTGGTCTGACACCATAACACCAACGCGTAGAAGCCCTGCAACTATCCGCATAGACTCGGCTAGGTTATTTACCTGTATTTGACCCACCGCCAGCCTATTACCAACCTTGTAACCCAACAGGTAGTGCCGTTTCCAATCGGCAAATGCGCCCACGGTGATGTATTTCCAATGTTTCTCGGTAAACATGGGCTTGAAGATATCTGTATTAACCCCAAAAGCATGGACGATGTTGAAATGATGGGCTATTTGCGGTCTGTACCACTCGGTTTCATAAAAAAGCACATCGTATCTCTCGCATCCAACGGGCTGTCTGGCGTTGCCTGCAATACACAGCCCCTTCATGGTCGACATTTCCCGCACCAGCTCGTCCACCTGACTACCAAACGCTCCCCAACCTAGAACAAAGTCAAAACCCAATGGACTTGGCGCAACCTCTTTGGAAGCCATGTTGTACTTTGTAATCTCGTAGTCGCTACCTAAAAGCTCTAGTGCCTTATAAAGCCCGTCACGCCATGTGGATTCACACTCGTTAAAATAGACAAAGAGAATCTTTTTCATGACATCTTCAGCATCCTGTTCTTTTCAAACTTGTAGTTAGTCTCGCAAACCCTAGAACAAAACCCCACTTTGCCGGGGTGCGGTAATATAACCTCTTTCCCGCATGCTGGACACTTGCTCTTAAAGTAATTCATTTCTTAGCCTTTCTGAATTTTGCCCACACTAGGTTATCCGGCATAGCCTCTAAAAACCCAATCTCACAATCATTGTCTTTCAATAGTCTGTACATGGATTCTTTGGTAAAGGCTCTGACATGACCCCGCACATGTTCGTCCACACCATCCCAATCCCAATGACCGAGATTCCCCTGTCCGTTATCAAACGACCCGTTTGGTGTGGTGATATACACCCACTCATTAGCTAGAGTTTTTAGGTGGTTTATAAAAGCCACCGGATCTACCACATGCTCAATGACCTCGAATGCTGATACTAAATCGGCTTTAACTTTGTTGAAGGTAGTGGCATCGTCGCAGAAAAACTCACACGCCAAACCAGCAGATAAAGCGCGCTCCACGGCAACCTCTATCGCCTTCTTGGTCATATCTACCCCATAAGCCTTGATACCCTTATAAGAGGCTGTGGTTACAAGACTGCCGATATAGCACGCCAAATCCAAATACGACTTGGGTTTTAGTGCATCCATTTCGGCAATCATCCAGTCGTACCGCATATACCTGCCCCTAGCGTCAGTGACCAGCTTCCTAGGCTCTATATCCTCGCAATCCGGTATCTGATCTTCCCCAGCATTGCCGTATATCTTTTTGTAGAACTCCGGATCGTAGATGTGGCGCACCATCGCGTAGGTTTTATCTTCATCCGCTTTTAGTTCTGGTAGATTAAATAACCGCAAAAGGTTAAGTGCCTTTATAGGCTCATCCATTATCAGAAGCTCCCGCCTGACAATTTGCAAGCTATCAATAAGTTTGTTCATGACCTAGCTCCTTTTGAATTTGATAGGGTAGAAAGTCTTTAGCTTCTGGTTTCTCTTTTAGAATCTCCTCGGACGCCTCTTTTACAGCATTTAGTTTAAACTCCCTGTCCCACTGTCTAGCAATAGCCGACCACGCAAATCTCCCTCTAGCCCAAATCACCATCTTAGACCGCACGCCGTCCTGCCACTTAGTATCCTTTAATGCCTCCACCAGCGCCTTCGTGTACTCCTTTTGGATAGCTGGTGTGTAAATATCGTCCTCGTCGACATTTATCTTCTTACCAAACTGCACTGTCTCTTTAAGCGCGGCGTAATCGCACACAACCGGTATCGCGCCCGCCGCCTGACACTTCATGGCTGTAATACAAGATATTTCCCCAAAGTGTGTAGGATACGCCCAAATACCCGACTTAAAAGTTTCTGCCAGCACCTCACCTTGTCCGACTCTGCCGTGGTGGGTTATGCCGTCCTGCTCCATGAGTTTGTCCATTTTAGCTTTCCACGCCATACGCTCTGGGTTGTTGTAGTAAAAGCTTTCAAACAAATTCCAGCCGTAGAATATGTGTAATTCTGCATCCTTAACTTCCTTCTTGATGTCTGGCCACATCTTCAAGAGATGTTCCAAACCTCTATCGTAGGACGATGTATAAATCATGCGGTGTGGATTCCTCTTAATGTTCCCCTTATCCAGCGTCTCAAAGTCGGTAAGGTTGATACCGTTTCCTGTAATCATGAATTTGTAGTCAGGGACTGCTGGTACATTTTGCCTGTGCCACTCTGACAGCATGAATATCCTGTCCATCTTATCCAACCGTGCTTGTGTGTACTCATTTGGATTTTGGATGTCGTGATTCCACAAAAACATCTTCTTTGCTTTCCACGGATGGTCAAAAAAGGCTACCGCCCGCCACGCAATTAAGATATTAAAGCTGTCGTGTGGGTTAAGCTTATAGTGTGGTTCGTAGGTAACACCCTCGTAGACTCCAGCGTCTTCCTGTGGGTCGCCATATACTGTCACTTTCCACCCCAGTCTGCTAAGTTCTCTTGATAGGTAAATGACCGCTTCTTCTGAACCCCCGATACCTTTAGCTAGATTCTTAGGTGACCACTTCTCAAAGCCTTTTCCGCACATAATTGCCACCTCGTCCTCACCCCACACCTTAGGGGGCGTGAAGTCCCGCCTTAAACTCATCATAACGGGTTCTTCTGCAATCTCCTGTGGTATGGCTTTAACAAGAGCTTCTACCTTATCGCTTTGGCCGTTCCTGCTCATGTATCTAGCCAAATCAACAATCTCGTGCGCCATCCTGTTGTGGACTCTAAGCATCTCCAAATGTTCGACGCGTTCTTGGAAGATTTTATCGTTGGGGAAGAACTCAGCAATTTTAACTGCCGCCGCCCACGCATCCTCCAGCTGGTTGGTGTTAACGGCAACCTGATACAAAATCTCAAGCGTTCTTACCTGCATATCTCTTGGGTTTAGCACCAGCGTTGTTTTTGGATAAGGTACATGTTGCGCCAGTAACGCCCAAAACTTAGCCCGCTTCCAGTCTTTGGCGTAAAGATAAGCAAGACCCATGTCTATGTAGAAATTAGGAAATACAGGGCTTTCAATCATAGCGTTGGCTGTGGCCTTAATGGATTTGTTAGTCCACCCGCGCTCCCTATAAATCTCGCCAAGGTATTCCCACGCCTGCGCACGCTCCTCTGCCCAACCTGATGGTGTGTTAGTTTCAGAACCATGTAGGTACTCGGTAATTAGCCTTTCCGCCTTTAACCAATTCTCGTCACCCCTCAAGTCAAAGTAGCATTTAGCAAGGTAGTACATGGTGCGTGGGTCGCGTCTGTTACCCTGTGAAGCCAGTTGTGCCTCCAGAATCTCGACATTTCTTAACATGGCCTTTTCCGCCCGCTCGTCAGTAGAGAAATGCACCACATCGCACAACCCACTGTCCGTCTTGTTGGTCTCTCTTTGCTCTATCAGCGTTTCGTGGATGGGGGCAACCCACTTATACGACCCATCGTTTCTGATAAGCCGTTCCCGTAGATGTTCGATGAGTACACTTCTGATCTTAAAGGTTTGGGGGTCGAAGTCCACTTTGTATAGATAGTTAAAAAACACAGAACCAAAGCCTTTTTCCAGCCCCTCCTCGGCAATTTGATGTAGTTTGTCGCCACCACGAAGAATATCGTCTGTATCCAACCACAAAATATACTCAAAATTCTTTGTAACCTGCTCAAAGTTGTGGTTTCTAGCTTTAGAAAAGTCCTTTTCCCATTTAATGTAGTCAATAACAGGCGTCGGATAACCTCTTTGCTCGCACAACTCTTTAATCTGAACCTCTTTATCCATCGCCTCGTTGGTTTTAGCCTCCGTCGGACCATTAAGTGTAAAAAACATACCATCCACATGGGGTGCGACAGAATAAAGGCACCTTGCGAGCATATCCATTGGCTCGGAATCTTTAATTATCATTGCTAAAGCTACTTTTGCCATAATTACAAACTTTCTGCGACACGAAATTGCGGGTATCGCTTCCAAAATTTATGAAAAAACTCCTTGTCAAACGGAAGTTCATCCGCCTTGTATATTGCTCTGATTCTGTTGTGGATGGGTTGCGGGAAGTCTACTACCGACCTTAGGGTTCTAGCCCTATTAGACCCATATCTATTAGTGCGCGTGTCTTGCTTTTCTTTAGTATCCACAATGAAAGAATCGTACTTGTTGGGGTTAGACTCCATCCACTGCTGTACCAATAAGTCCATGGTTTCCCATGGTCCGAGTTTGGCTTTCGAGTGCATAACTCTGTCCGCGAATAACGCGTCCTTTGCTTTGATTAGTTGTCCCTTTAGTTGATCCACTACTAACATGTCTTTATCTCCGCCCCGACTTCCACGGGGC